CTGAATACTCTAAAGATTTCAGAAAAGTATGCAGCAGTAGCTTGTTGTACCTCAGGTTTAGTACATAAATCATTAGCGGCATGTACATCAGGTAATTGCCTCAATATATTATATACACAATACTTAACATTATAATTAAGTAATGTATTATATGTAACATCCTCTACACCAGAGTCATCTACAGAATAAGTAATGGTATATACGCCATCTTTTATATGCGCATCCGCGCCTTGTCCTAAATCACTAGATGTAAGATCTATAGATTCATCACCTGGTGTAGCCCAATCTACTCCTAAATCAGCATCATACACTGTTTCACTATTATATACAATAGTTAGATGTGCGCCTGCTAAATTAGTACCATCATCTGAAGCATCCGTTATTGTAAAGGTTTTGCCGCTATTTGATTGTTCAAAAGTTAAAGCTAAAGCCATAATTTTATATTTTAGTATTAAAAAAGGGCAGGGTTTTTATCTCCCTACCCTTTAATAATTAGTTAATTAAATATTATTTATTACTAAATTATATATTTTACATACACGTTTACTTTACCAGCATGTAGATAAGCATCGTTTGCAATAGTAAAAGTAATAGGTCTATCCTCTGTAGTTTGAATAAAACTCTCCGCTCTTTTACCTGCATATACTAAGTTAGTTTGATCTGTAATATCAGTAACTTCTGATTCTCCAGAATCTAAACTAGGACTTCCTGCTAATGTTCCTTGCATCCCGTCATCCCATACATTTGAAGCATCGCTTATAGCAATAGCTGATACTAAATCATTAGCACCTTCTATATGAAGTGCTATAGTAGCATCATCAGCATTTCCTCCACCTACAGCCCCGTCATCGGATTGTAAAGTGGTTTCAATTTCATACCAAGCATCTGTAACAACAGCGCCTGATGGAATAACAGCATTTTCACCGTTTTCAGTTGATTTAACAGCCCCAGTAATTCCAGGAACTAGATAACAATCAGCAGCACTACCTGCTGTTAAAGCTACTTTTGTCCCAGCTATAGCATTTGATAAACTAGTAGCTAATGCAACAGTATCAGCATCTACATATATAATGTAATACCCTGTACCAACTGCAGGAACTGTGGAAGTTACACCCGTACCAGTTTTCAAATATAAGCCAACAAAATCACCTGTTTCAAAACCGTGACTAGAAATACCAATAGTATCAGCATCTTCATCAATATTAGCTGCTGCAAAAGGACCTCCTAATTCACCAGTAACATAACTAGCAACTGCAGAACTTACATCAAACGTATACTTAATAACTTTTTCTTCTAAAAATCTATTTGCCATTTTTTATTCTCCTTTAAATTTTAAAATTATACTGCTATAGAAGATAATCCTGCGGATTCCATCCATGTATTCAATACTGCTAAAACGTTTGTAGTTTGTCCAGCATTTGCAGGAATATACAATTCTACAGTAGTAGGAGCGGTTTCGCCATATTCCATTGCTGTAGATACATATGGAGTATTAGATTCAATTACAATAGAATCATACCATTTATCCATATCTACCTTCATATCAGGTTTAATAACTGGGAAATGTGTTCTATTTGTAATTCCTTCATATCCAAGTGCTTCTTTTTCTCTATCTCTAACAAGTTTAGGATTTCCATTACCAGGATGTGCTTCAGTATTATAAGTAACTTCTACATCATCCCAATCATCTTCAGTAACTTCGTGTAAAGCTATATCAAAATCAACTTGTTGATATTCATCAATAGCATCTGCAGATGAGTTAGGAATAACTTTACCGGTAAGTACTAAGTCGTCACTAGAATTCTCAGCAGAAATACGTGAATCTTTATTCTTATTTATTTTAGATACAAAGGCATCTGTAAGATCGCCAGGAGTAGCACTTGTAGCTACTACACGAAAATCTTGAATAAATTGACCAGGATGTTCATTTATATCTTTATAAACAACACGAATTACGTATTCAGTTCCTACAACAGGTGTAAAACTTGAAGCTGTTGCTATATCGATAGTAGCTTGTCTTTCTGTAGCATCGCTATCAGCTGAAACTCCTTTATAAGAAATAATATTACGCCCTTTAATAGGTCCTGAGATATCAAGCTTTCGAGCATCTTCAACCAAAGTACCATCAGGTGTGGTGTACTCGTAAGTGTCACCTTTACCTACGGCAATGTAGATAGTATCAGTATCTGAAATAGTAGACCCTGAAGTTAGCAAATTTTTATCCTTGTCCAATACAACTACTTCGCCTTCAGCAATATAAGTAGCAGTAGTGGTAGGATCTGTAATTTGAACGCCGGATGTTCTATCAATCAGTTTACTGATCAAAACTTTATTTACTCGTTTTTGCGCCATTTTATTATTATTTTTAATTTATTTTATTCGGTTCTAAAGACTTCATTCATATGAGTCTTATACCGTGGGTTCTCTGTATTTTCAAGTATCATACTTGCGGCTAACTTAACAACTTCGTCATGTATATGTTCTGGTAAATCACTGTCTCCAGTTGGTGTACCGTCACTATAACTGACTGTTGCAGGCTCCCTCAAATATCTAAGATAGTATTTAATTATACCATAATTGCCGTCGGTAATTAACTCAACCTCATTTTCTTTAAACAGCCTTAAAGGTTCAGCCTTGTAATTCTCTAATATATGTTCACTATAGGGATTATCTATATAAAATCTATATGTATCTGCGGTAACTTCAGTTATACCTTGTCTTTTTGTAGTACATTGATATACTGAGCCATCACCTATATAATTTGTTGTTTCGGCAATAAAGTATTCACCATCTGTATATTCTACAGCAGGACTGCCGTGTTCTATTGAACCGCCTGATACTTTATAAACAGTATCTACAACCAATGCACCATTTGCAGTAGGTGTAGTACTGGATTGATATGCAATTAGAACCTCTTCACTTAAAGCAAACCAATAACTTGGGGAAGATGGAAGAGAAGCTTTATAACTATAAGGTTTATCGGATGTTTCTTCTCCTCTTGATGGGATAATTTCAATTTCTTCAATTAAAGTCCTTAAATCATCGATCCTCTTTTGATTTTGTTCAAAAGCTTCTCCTCTTGCAGAACTTGAACCTTTGTACTTAGTCTTAACAAGTGAACGTATGGCTGAATTTAGCCAGTAATCAAGTTCTTCTGGTTCGAACCCTACTGAGTCTAAAGCATCTGACTTATCAATCTCTAGATTCAAGTAGTTATGCATATCTAATATTGTCATTATTTAGCTTCTATTTCGTTAATAACAATTTCTTTAATTTCCTGATTTTTAGGATCGTCTAGAAAAGCAATAGCATCGTCTAAACCATGCCCTATAACTTCAGTACCGTAATAATAAGTATTTCTACTTTTTCTTAACACATTTTTAGATAAAGCAGTTTCAACTAAAAACTGTGTTTCCCTAGATTTATTATTAACCCAAATTTCTAAGAATTTATTTGGATTTTCTTCTGCTAAGTCAAATAATTTAGCTTCACATTGTTCGGCACTAATACTATCAGCTTTTACACCATACAATCTTAAAGCCTTTCTAATATCATTAGCAGATAATTTATCAAATTCTTTGATTGCTTTTCTTTTAACCTTACTCTTTTTATTTTCTTCTTTAGCCTCTTCATTATAATTAACTATAATGTATTGAGCAGTGGCTTTACGTTTATTTATAGAATTTTGAACTGTCTTATGATTTTTAAGAAATAAATATTTTAATTCATCATAAGGATCTTCAGTATTTAGATGCATGTCATCATCTGTCATTCTAATAAAAAAAGTAGTCCAATAATCTGAATTTGGTGACAAATCAAATCCTAATTCTTGTTCTAAACGTTCTCTGTCTGCCTTACTAAGGCCTGTATAAATACTACCATTTTCTAAATAATAAGGACCAATATCCGTATGGCAGTTTTTATAATGTACAACTTGTGACCAGTTTTTAGGTCCAATAGCTTTTACTACAACTCTCATCTTCCAATTTTATTTTGTATTCTATTAAAAATTTAAGAGCAAGGGAGGTATAACCCCCCTTAAGCCCTTATATCTATATTTACTCAGCGTCACAGATCAACTCACCACTTGAGGTAGGATCTTTAAGCATGATACCTTGTTCAGACAAGAAGTTAACTGTGTAACCATCTTTTCCGGTTGCTCTTAATGTAGAGATTGATTTAGCATGTCCTGCACCTGGAGCAACTGATCCAGCTACGTGCCACATAACCATTTCTCTATCTTTTCTAACAACTTTCTGTAAATTGGCTTCACCATCGCGTGTTCCAATATCTAAGAAGGTCATTCTATAAGATTCTAACGGCTTCTTGCTAATTGGATGCAATTTACGATTATAAGTAGTATTATCATACCATGGGAAGTGTTTAATAGTAAGTTCAATACCATTAAGCATTTTCCAAGTAGTAAATTGACCTCCAAGAACTAACTCTTGTCCACTACCAGTTACAAATTTAGTATCAACCAATGTGTAACCTGAAGCCTTTTCTTTTAGAACTCTATCAAATTCTTTCATTCCCATCTCACCAGTAAGGGCTACAAACTTACGTTCGCTAGTTCCTAAAATATTGTAAGATAGGTCGAATAAGAATTCTTCTAACAAGTCCGCACTAAGCTTAGTGTAATATCGTCTATTAGATGGAGCAATTTGTTGTAACAAACCTGCACCAATGTAAATAGGTCGTCCATTCGTACCCTTCAAAGCAGTGACACCTTGAGCATCAGCATTATATTGAGAGTATACTAAAAAACGATCAATTGTTTCATACCATTGACGTAAAGCAACCCATTCTTGATAATCAGACCACATATATGATGTTTTACCAGACTTAGGATCTTTCATGGCAATAACCATTACAGATGCATAAGCATCACCGGTAATATCATATTTAAGCCTCATTGTAGTTAAATGATTCCTAAGTTTAAATGGAGTCTGATAGTTAACGATATCAGCTTCATCACTGTATTCTTCGTAAGCGGATCCTTCTCTACTTACTTTTCTACCCGTCTCTAAATATTCAGGTGGAACAAAAGCATTAGGACCATCGCCTATAACTTGTAATGTGTAGACATAGTCTGTACCATCTTGGTAAGGTTCAGCCATTACACGAGCTTGAAAATTTCTATCATCAAATGCCAAAATAGCACCTACTCCAAACCATTTCTCAGCAGTCCAAATTTGAATTGGGGTACCGTCGAGTCCTGGAGTATCATTGCTTGTAATTGCACTACCCTTCCACTTAGCGTCTTTAATTACAATTGCTTTATCGTGATCGATAGCAACAGGCCATTCATATTCTCTATTCTCAATGGTAAGAGTTTTACCCATACCAGTAGTTAAGAAGTCGAGAGTGTTATTTTCATAACGACCGAAAATATACGAAAGAACTGTAGTAACTTCGTGTGGACGGGTAAGTAATGCATTTGCTAACATATTTTCATCTGTAAGGCCTGAAAACATCTTAGATTTATACAGTACTAAATCGTTTAATACGTTATTATTCATTTTACCCTATTTTTATTAATATTAATTTTTTGCTAAGACCTTACTTATACTTGATAAAGCGTCTTGAAATTTAGCGCCCTCACTTTGGTAAGATCTTTGTTGTTTAGGTTTTCTTTTATTTTTAAGCCTATTCTTTAGCTTAAGAGTAGCATCAGAATCAGCTTTAGATTTAACTTTATTTAAAGCTTTTTCACCGTTCTTTAAAAAGAATGCGGATGTAATAATACTCTTAACATCCTTAGAATAGTCTTTTTGATAGGCTGTTTTACCGTCAGAATTAACTTTAAATAGATAATCATATAGTTCCTTTTTATCCTTTTTGGATAAAGGTATACCTTGTATAGAGTCAAGGCTGTTTATAGTATCCTCTACGTTAGAAATAAATCTTTGTTGCTCCTCTATATAGGCCTTATTACGCTTTTCAGTTTCTTTTAATAGCTTTTCCTCTTTACTCTTATTATACTCTTTTAGTAACTCTACTGCTTCTTCAGCCTCTTCTTCTAAAGTTCCAGCTTCTTCATAACGTTCTAAGCGCCTTTCTATTTTACTATCAGAATAATTAAGTGTTTTAAGATGTTCTTTAACAACAGCTTTTTGAATATCCCCATTACTTAAGTCCACAGAATTTAAATCCAAATCTTTTGGAAATACTGTATCAAAATATTCTTTAATATCTCCACCGTTCTTAACAAAATCATCTAATTTTTTAATATCTTCACTAGCATAATTAGGCGCAGAGTTTTCTTCTATAATAGAAGACATCAATCCAAGTAATTCTTTTATAGATTTAGGTTTTTCTTCTTCGTCAACTTCCCAACCTAATTCTTCACTAAATAAATCAAAAAATGGATCTACTATATCTTTCTCATCGAGATCTTCGTTTCCTTCATCTATTTCTTCATCCTCATCTTCTTCAGAAGGTTCGGTTATTTCAGCATCTTCTAAATCTTCATCTACCTCATTTTCATCTTCTATTTCACCATCTTCATCATTTTCATCAATTTCTTCCGGCTCTTCTTCTTTAGATTTCTTAGTGGACTTACTTTTTTTCTCATCCTCTATTTGTTTTTCTAATTCCTCCGGATCTACTTCATGAGCATAAGATTCATCTACTTCAAAACCAGATTCTTTTGGCTCTTCCTGTCCTGCAGGAGAAGTTATAAAATCAAAAGCTTGTTCAAATCCTCCAAAAGCTTCATCTTCTTTATTAGTACTCATTATTAATTATTTTTAGGTTTACTGTTCGCTTGTTTTCTTTTAATTTCCAATTCTTTTCTTTTTATTTCTTCTGAAACTCTGTTTTTACGAATATCTTCTTCTATCTTTTTAGATTGAAGTTCGGCATCTTTAGTTTGTTTTTCTCTTTGAAGCTCTAATTTACGTAATTGTTCTTCATCATCATCTGACATTTCAGCAGCATCTAATTTAGATCTGGATTGTATTAATGCCACTTCGATATCTGTATTCGCTTTTCTAACAGAATCTTCTTCTTTAATTCTATTTTCCTCTGCCATTTTTTGCGTTTCAAATTGCATTCTTTGTTGCTCTGCTTTTTGTTGAGCTTCAGCTGCTTGCTGTTCAAGCATTTGTTTACGTTCATCTAATTCCTTTAATTTATTTTTAAGTATAGTAACATTATCAGAAGTTAACAATTCAGATACTTCGTGTAAAGTAGCCCCACTTTGTACAGCAGGTTCGGCTAATGATTTAAGTGCTTGTAAATCCCTATCTTCTTTGGTAGAATCTGATACAAATACGTCAAAATCTGAATAAAGAAAATCACCACTTATTTTTATAAAGGATCTAGACATATCATCAAGTACAAAATGTAGTGACTCTTTTTCACTATCTGCCCAAGCATGTTTAGCGCATTCTAATAATTGTATATAAGCCCTTTTCTTAACTTGATTATGTTTCCAAAATAAAGGCTCAGTAATATGAGATGACTGAATTACAGATCTTTCAACATTACCTACTAACTCATTCTGCGATATAGATCCTTGTCGTTGTTTACTAACTCCAGACAATTCGCCTATCATATCTTCAATTTTCTGCATAAGACCTATATAATCTGCAATCATTCTAGACATTGACAAATCTTGTGCTGATATTTGATTAAATGATGCAGGATTACCTGAAGATCTGCCTGGTACATCCCAACCTTCTTCATAAGGATTTACAAATACTACGCCCATAGAACTTAAATAATGTGCCCATTTAGCCACATCTATTCCCATAGATTTAGGTATTTGCGTAGGATCCATTACTAATACTTTGCCCTTATCTCTAGCCAATGCTAATTCTAATCTATACCATATAATGATATACATATACTGCAAAGGTTTCATAATATCTACCAATGAAATATATTCCGAATTAGAATCACTATATACAGCACCAATATAAGGCAATTTAGCATTATTAGGATTTTCTACAGATATAGTTTGATTAGATAAAGGCTGAATACCAACATAAATATCATCACCTATTCTATAACCTTCCCATACTTCTGTAACCCATTCCCAGGAAATCTCATTTCCCATAGACTTATCTACTTCATCAAATTTATAAGATTCATCTACCAATTCTACAGTTTCTTCTCCATTTTCATCCATAGTGGTTAAAAATCCTACTTTCTTATAAGATTTCCATGTGACATGGTAAACATCTAAATAAGTTTCTGTAGATGATCCATCGTTTCCTGAATCTCTACCTAAATCTGTCTTATATACTATTCTATTATAATTAACGTCATTTGGATTATTTTTAAAGGAAGAGCCTCTGCCAGATTCTATCATATCTAATAAATCATTTAAATCTGATTCTTCCATTATATCATAAAATCTGTCATATATAGAATTAGGAGTCATTAGCATATGTCTAACAGCCCAATCACCATCTTCTATAAATTCCAAATCTGGACTTTTATCATAATAAAATCCTATAGGATTAACCCTTTCGAAAATAGGCGAATCTCCTATAACACCTACATAATGAATTTCTTTACCAGCTATAAGAGCATCTTTCCAACCTTTTAGTAATTCATTTCTAATTCCTAACTTTTCTTCTAGATATTTCAAAGCGTTATATGCTGTCTTCTCAGCAACATCGCTATATCCATATTTCATATATCTGACTATTTCCTCTGGAGTTTCTTCTTTAGAAACTTGCCTACCAGCAACTTGAGCCATAACATAATTCATTAATAAATCAATTTCAACGCTCTCAGCTTTAGAAATTCCAGATCTATTAGTTTGTATTATTTTTAAAGTATTAGGTCTTTTGGATTCCTCACCCAACAAAAGATCAATTTTAGGCCTAATTATATTGAAATTTTGAGGCGAGGCTGGAAATCCTTCACCTACTTTATAAGGATCTATAACATATTCTAAGTCATCTATATTAAACTTACTGTTGTATAGATCGTATTTTATTTTTAAATCTTCAGCTTCAGATCTACCCCTAATGGTGGTTCCAGAAGCTTTGCCTATATAGGCATCTACTGAATCCTCTTTCCACTTAGTGTTTTTCTTACGCATGGGCAGTTTTTGAATAGGAACTGAAGAATATTGTTTAGTACTAGTACCCATATTTATCTTATATTAAAATTTAGTCTTCTTTCTAATGGAAACCAATCTGTAGTAAAAAATGGATCTATCTTATTGGTTTCTGTCTTTTCTTTCACGTGTACATTATGTAATTCTTTTTTGTATATCATTACCATCATTAGGGCCATTACCCTATCAAAGTTGCCTTTATCATTATAAGCTAATAATTCCTGCAACAGCGGTACTGATAATATTCTAGTAAGGTTCTTTTTGCCTGGTGCATATTCTTCGTTTAACCAGTCTCTAATTTCTCGCTCTCCCCAATCTTTTATAGATTGAACCATATGTATACCTTTTCTACGCCTTACTTTACTTTCACTTACTATATCACTTATTATATCTGGTTGTTCTGCTAATAAATAATCATATCCTTTTATAGAAAAATATGCAAATAACCCTTTACGTTCATTTTCATATAGTAATCTGGCATTGTAGTACATTAATAATTTACGAACATTTTCATAATATTCTTCTGCAGTATCTGGCCTGCCAGTATATTCAGCTACTATTATATCATGGTACTCTTCAAAATTTTGAAAACGCTTATATATAAAAGTACTGCCTAAAGAACCAGTACCTGAATCATCATGGTCGTAGGGATCGCAGTTATGAGTAGGAATATGATGAGAACAAAAAGTATGAGTTTCTGTTTCAAAATTATATACAGGACCTGTGTATAAGGACTCTTTAATCTTTTTTATTTGAAAGTATATATATTTTTTATCCTCACTTATAAAACAACCTTGTTTTGCTCTTTTTCTAGTTTTCTTTATACTTTCTTTATCTATTTTTATTAATTTGCTTGAGTCATTAAAATTACACATTTTAGCAAAACTAATTGTATCAGAATGCCCAAATCTTAAATGATACGCTTCTTGTTGTATTCCGATTCTACCCGCTATATTATATTTTCCAGAATTTCTTAATTTTGTTAAATTACTCACTAATCCTAAAGAAAAAGCAATATCTTGAATAGACTCTAATAATTCTAAATTTATACTTACATATTCTAAAGAATAATAATTTCTAGAGTCTTTGTATATACATCCATCTGAATCTAAATACCCCAATAATAAATTTTTCTTAACTATATCTTTTTCAAACTTAATCCATTCTGGTATTTTTTTACTTTTTGCGTATTTTCCAAATGTATTTATAAGCTCTTTTGAAAGTACTTCATGTGTAAATGATGCCTCTATTGTATTTCCTCGCTCTCTAATATAAATAGTTTTGTTAAAATACTTTTTTACATATGCTTTTAAACGTTGTAATTGTAATTTATTAGTAGAATCGAAAGCAATACAAATTCTATTTCTAGATATCCAACCATCACCTAACCATAACCCTTTAAACCACCAATGGTCTTCATTATATTCCCCTATATCTGTAGAAGATTCTTCGTAGGTAGTATCTAAATTTAAATATGTATTTGGGTATTTTACCCATTGCTTTTCAGATATATCACCTGCTCTTTTAAAGTCAAAATTAAACAATTTTTCGTTTATAATATTTTGATTATTTGTTATATGTTCTGATACATAAATAGGATGTTCTTCGGTAAAAGTAGTAGTTCTAAAAGTATTTGACATTTTTAACGTATATACTTTTTCATCTGTCATATTGTATTCTTGATGTTCTTTTATATTGACAAATTTACCATCTTTATCTAAAAGCTTTTCATCCGTTACATCTTCTATATTCATTAATCCTTTATGTGTAACTACTTTTTCACCAGGAAGTAGGCACCCTGCTACATATAATCCATAAGGTATTTCATCTGGTGGGTGCTCCCATATAACTATAGATCCTTTCTTATCATCCCCTCTCTCTAATGGATATTTTATAATATCTTTAACATCTGTAGTTTGAACCCATTTAAGATTGCCGTCACTATCAAATATTAACTCACCAACTTGTTTATAATTTTGTAAACTTTTATTAGTTTGTATTTTAGCTAATTGCATAGCTAATTCTTTCTTAGGGAATATATTTCCAGTTAACTGAAGTGTGGCC